GTTTCTTTGCTTGTTCACTTCCAAGGCCTTCTTTATTTCGCTTGGATCCATCTTTCATTTCGCTTTTATTTTCGGTTTCATTTTGGAGTTGGTAAAGGTTCTTAAGAACTCTCTCAACTTTCTCCTTCTGTTTCTCACCGAGGCGACGAAACCCTTCTTGGGCTTCTTTTGTGAGCGCCTTCCTGACAAGCTCTGGCACATGTATGGGTTGACTATCAATGGTGAGCTCAGTGGGCTGCAGTCGAAGGGATTTCTGCTCAAGCTCGATCTCCTCTGCCCAGTCTTTTGTTTCCGGAATCTCAAATCGTCGGGTCTCATTTGGCTTCTCCCTAAGGAGTGTTTGATATCCACAGGCGTAGATGATTTCCTTTGCAATTGCGACTTTGGCATCGAGGGCTCGCTTGGCCCAGGCATCCCCTGCTGACAACCTAAACTCTCCTCCCTCATTGGGTGCGTACAACAACATAACATGGACAGGCTTCTCACGACGCGAATCCACACTCGCTGTAATATATTTAAGGCGGAATCCAGATTTACCAGCAATATAATTAAGCAGGCCTAACTCCTCATTCAACTTCCATGGAGGCACGAGATCTTTGAACAATTTATCAATGAACATTCTCTCGAGTCGGGCATTGATTTTGGATTTTAGAACAATTGGGGCCTTTACAGCCTCACTCTCCACACGAACACTCTTATCCAATTGGGTCGCCTGAGAAATTATAGGTTTCGTGGATATAAATCCGTCCGCACAAAACAGAGCAGACTTCTTCAAAGCCAACAAAACCAAATCAGGTGTCAACCCAAATTGGCGACCCACGTCCTTCAATTCGAGCAATTCATCGCATGCTTCAACCTCTTTTGCTAGCCGCGTAATACTCTGCTCCAGAGTGGGGAAGTGCTTTTGCTCATCACGCAATCGCCCATCCTCCACTCTTATAGTCGTGGTGTATCTATTCGGCTGCTTTAAACTAGGCTTTTTAAGCTTGCTGTCCTTAGCCCGATCAAGAAGGCCGGGCATCTCAAATTCTGGCGCACTTACCTCTCCAACAAACACATCGCGTATTCCTTCGGCATCGGGCGCTTTCATCTTTAATTTTGCCATCCTCAACGTTCCAATTGCCTGCTCAATATCAAGATCCATTGTCTTAAACATAGGATCAAATTTCCCCTTTTCATCAAAATCCCCATACAATTTCATTACAAAATCGTACGTAGGGAATCCACTTGAAGAAGGGTACTGAAAATCAGGCAAAAGTATCGTTTCAGGGGGTTGACCCCCCTCAATTTGGGTTGCCATAAGAATAGGGCCCCCAGGAATCTGGTTTACTATATTGTGGATAAGAGTTGTAGCGCGAGGGTGGGCAAACGCTGACGTGATGTAAACACCTCTGCACCTATCAAATTCCAATCTCTGTTTAGCCCAGATAGACATTCCCTTCGCAACCTGAGGGTTGTCTTTTGGGGATAGTATCTGGGCAAAAATTTCATTCTCTGGCACATATGGGACATAAACGTCTTTGCCCTCCCATTCGCGCTTTTGTATAACAGCTCCTAGAAATTTATGGGTAGACACAAACTCCATATTTTGGGGTTGCTCATTAACAACCTCTGGCTCATATGTCCCTTCCTTAATTTCCAGCCCGTTCCTTTCACTCATGTACTGCTTCACCCATCCTGCATCCAATAGTCGGTCCAAATTGTTCTCCTTTTCAAGAGACATAATAAGGGCCTCCCATGATAGGATGGACTTCACAGTATCAAACAGTGTTGTTCCAGGTATTCCAGTCATCAAACCATGTTCCTTCTTCTTCTGCCAGGCTACTTCACCCTGGACCATAAATATTGGACTTATAGAAAACCAATACCACCAATCACAAATCTTCGCCCATAACGAATTGGTTCCATATTTGGCAAACATTGCCTCTTTTACCGACTCGATTGTATAATGAATCAGGTCAGCATCTACGGATCCATCCATTTGGGTGAAGTCGGGGTCTATTGTATACAATATACCCTTTCGGGTCCTATAAACTATTCTTGTATCATCCCCATAACAACAAACCTTGGCAGAATTTCTTGGGGTCTCCTTCATCCATTTTACCATCCTTTCCAATCCGCCGTGGGCTAAAGAAAACCCATAGGCTGATTTGGAAAGTCG